GAGAAGACCGCTTTCTTCCAGTCGGGCATTCTGGTTAACAACAGCGATATGTCTACGCTGTTGGCCAGCCCATCCAACACGTTCACCATTCCGTGGTGGGTAGATCTGGATGCGTCTATCGAGAGTAACTACTCGAACGACGTCTACACAGACATCGCCGTGCCTCTGTCCGTTACCTCTGCTTCTATGCAGGCCCGCGCCGCGTACCTCAACGAAGGCTGGAACGCGATGAGTCTGGTGAAGAACATCACTAACCAGGATCCGCTGGAGTTCGTTGCTTCTCGCCTCACCAGTTACTGGCAGCGTGTCGCACAGCGCCGAGCCATCGCAACGACCATCGGCATCTATAACGACAACGTAGCCAGTAATGGCGGCGACATGGTTGTTGATGCAGGCGGCACCATCAACGCTGCGGCCATCATCCGCGCGAAGGCAACCATGGGCGACTACAGCGGCCAGTTGGGCGGACTGAGCGTTATCGCTATGCACTCCGCGGTGCAGACCGAGCTGCAAATCCTGAACCTGATCGACTTTACCCCTCTGGCAGACCAGATTCCTGAGTTCGGTCGTTTCCAGGGGATGCGGGTAGTGGTTGATGACTCCATGCCAGTGATCGGCACAGGAGAAACGGCCAAATACCTGTCCGTTATCTTCGGGCCAGGTGCGCTGGGTTACGCCGAGGAGCAGGCTGATAACGATATTCGTTATGTCGAAGAAGAAGAGCGTGGCAACGGTGGTGGCGCTGAAACCCTCTGGACTCGTCGCAATTTCGTTATCCACCCGCTGGGATATTCATTCCTGAGCACCACTATCACCGGGACCCCAGGCACCACCCGCCCAGTGTCTGCCAACTGGGCAGATCTGGCGCTGGCTACCAACTGGGAGCGCAAGTTCAGCCGTAAGCAGGTGCCGCTGGCGTTCGTTACCTCTACCGTCTCTGCATAACCACTGACGCCCCGGTTAATCCGGGGCTTAACGGGAGTAAATCATGACCGTAGCAAAAGACAATTATATCGACCCCAACAGCAAGGCTCGCTGGGGATTCGGCGGTAGTGAAGGCAAGATTACCGTCGGGCCGGAGACTGTCGGTGAAACCGGAGGCGTGGATCACGCCCGTAGTGAGCCGAAAGACAAAGGCGCGGTGAACAATGGCGGCGGCGAAAACTCCGAAGCCAAGAAAGCGACCAAGCCCACCAAATGACGCAAGGGGCTTCGGCCCCTTAATTCTGGAGTCAAGATGACAACCTACGTGACAGCTGAAGACGTTGACGGGGTGCTTGGCACCGAATGGACGACGGCTGACAAAAAGGCCTTTGCCGTGCTTCAGGCTAACGCCTATATGACCAGCCTGAACCTGCAAGGCATTGACCTTGACGCTATACCTGCTGACGTCATCACCGCAGGCGCATACCTGGCTAAATCAGCTGCCGAAGGCACTCTGTATAAGCAGCAGACTGAATCAGGCTCACTGACAAGCAAAACGGTTGATGCCGATGGTGTGAGGGTATCGAAAACCTACGCCTCAGGGCAGGCATCATCGACATCGCTCCTTCCTGCCGATGTTCAGCTCGCGCTGGCGTTATTGGGGCAGTGGCGCTCTAATCCTCTCGCTTTCAGGGTATATCGCTGATGGGTATGCGTGACGAGTTACAGACAGATATTGCAGAGGCATTCGACACCGATCTTGCTGATGCCGTTAACGACTTCACCGGGCGCTACATCATCCAGTCAGGCTGGGATCCCGTAACGGAGACAGGCGGCGAGACTACAGTGACCTACACGGGACGCGGCGTATTGTCCCGATACAAAACCAGTCGTATCGACAACGTCAACATTCTGGCTGGCGACCTGAAGCTAACCGCGCTGGTTAACGAGGTGATGGATGAGCCAGCAGTAGACCACATCATTACTGCGCCCGATCTGGTTACCGGAATGCCGCAGGAGTACCAGGTTATGGACGTATCAACCGACCCGGCGAGGGCTACATACCGCCTCCAGTTGCGGAGAAAGTGATGGCTAAATCCTGGGATAACGACCCGCTTCTGTTTGCCGGCCTGGTAGAGGAAGAGGTGGGGAAGAAGTTGCGCATTATCTCAATGGCGCTGCTAAGGGAGATTGTGCAACGCTCTCCAGTCGATACCGGAAGGTTTCGCGCTAACAATCAGGTGAGCATAGGGGGAGCTGATTACAGTCAACTCTCAGCCACTGACCAGTCTGGATCGGTAACTATACAGCAGGGTGGTGCTGTTATAGCGCAGGGTAAGCCCTACTCTGTCATCTACATCCAGAACAACCTTGCATACGCCGAAGCGCTAGAGAACGGCCATTCCCAACAGGCACCCGCTGGCGTCTACGCAACATCATTCCACGGTGTCTCGCAGGCATACAAATGACCCTCACAGAAATACGTAACGCTGTCATCACTCGCATGACGGCGCAGACGGCTATTGCCTCTGGTGATGTGCGCTACCCGAACGACAAGACGTATGACCCGACAGGCAAGGCGATCTGGGCACGCTTAACCAACATTCCCGGAATGGCTGGCGCTAATGAGATTGGTGACGGCCCGGTAGTTCACCGCACCGGCGTCGTCATTATTCAAATCTTCGTCCCGGCAGGAAGTGGCTCACTACTCATCACGCAGACTGCTGACAAGCTACGCGAGTTGTTTGAGTTCAAAACAGATGGTCGCCTTGATTACTTTGCGGTTTCAGCGGTTGATGCCGGAGAAGCAGATGGCTGGGCGCAGATGAACATTCAAATTCCCTATCGCGCCATTTAGGGCGCTTATCCTTAAGGAGGCTCCTGTGAGTTCAGGCGCAAAGAACGTCACGGCGTACACCCGTGAGACAACACCAGGCGTCACGCCAACGAATGCCACATGGAACCTGCTGAAACGCAGCTCCTTTGGCCTGGGGCCGACGCAGAACATGATCGACAACGACGAAATCGGCGGCACCCGAATGGCTCAGGGCCGATCACCAGGTACAACCGACGTTGGCGGCGACGTAGCCATGAAGTTCCGCTGGGGTCAGCATGATGACTTCCTTGCATCCTGCTTCGGTGCTGAGTGGGAAAACAACGTCCTGACAATGGGCAATCAGCGCATAACCTTCTCGGTGGCCTCTTATGCTGACGATATCGGCGTGGCATCAATCGCCCGCGGCGCTCAGGTAGGCGTGTTCCAGATTGAAGTACCCAACGACGGCGACATTGAAGCGACCATCACCTTTGCTGGGCTGGGATGGGATGGTAACGCGGAAGACACGAGCTTCTTCACCAACCCTGTCGATAGCGCCGGGGAGATGCGTTACTCGTTCAAACAGGTGACGAACATCAACCTGAATGGCATTGATGGCGGCGACGGCTTCTGCGTCGATTCGTTCAACATCCAGTTTGACAACAACCTGCAAACCCAGCGCTGTATCGGGACGGGCAACCCGTTTGCAGGCGCCAACATCCCGACTACGTTCACGCCGTCCGGCAGTATTACGCTGTCCTGGTCGAAAGAGGCATATAACGCCTGGCGTAAAACGATGACCGGCGAGACGATGCCGTTTAGCTTCACCCTCGAAAACGATGAGGGTAGCTATACGTTTAATCTGCCGTCTGTTCAGGTTGATGGCGACTGGCCTGACGGCGGCAACACCGACATCGTACAGGTTGAGCTGAACATTACCGGCGCTGACGTACCGCCTACCATCACTCGTGCAGTTACGGTCCCATCTACGGCGATCGCAGTCACCCCGGCAACATCTTCCGGCGCAGAAGGCTCTACCGTAACGCTGACAGCCAATCTGACGCCAGCAGGCGCTACTGATACGGTGCAATGGTCGTCATCAGATCCGGCAGTGGCAACGGTAGCATCAACTGGCCAGAAGACGGCGCAGGTTACCCGCGTCGCTGAAGGGTCAGCAATTATCACTGCGAAAGCGCGGAACTATACCGCCACAACCGCAATCACCGTTACCGCGCCTTAACTTCAGTTTTCCCGGCCTGCGCTGCATGGTGGGTCGGGCTTTTTCATGCAGAGGATTCAATGATTATTATCGCACCCCGTATCGACCTGAACAGTGAGCGCTGGATTGAGCCTATTGAAGGCCTGAGGCTGAAGGTAGGCAGCGTTGACAATCACCACTACCGCTCGCGTAACGCGCTTGTGCGTCGCCACATTGAAAAGCTTGATGCTACCTACAAGGTAGGCACAAAAGATTTCGATCTTTCATCTGTCGATGACATCGACTCTGTTGACGATCTGCTTATCGAGAACTGCGCTCACTACCTGCTGAAGGACTGGGAAGGGGTGGGCGAGTCGGTAGATGGGAAAGAGGTTGCTATCGACTACACGCCAGAGAAAGGGGTGGCCCTTCTTAAGCAGCGGCCGGAGCTTTACTGGCAGATCCTCGGAACGGCAGCAGAGATTGCCGAAGGGAAGGCGGAGCAGAAGAAAGAAACCGTAAAAAAGTCACAGAAGCACAAGCCTGGCTGAACCAGTACGGCGGCGAGCAGGGCGAGAAGGAGCGATGGAAGCGAGAGCGTTTAAAGTTGCCTCCCGTTCCTGAGCCTGAGATAGATGGCGTAACCGGCGAGATACTCAGTGCCTACGCCATCATATCCCGCTCCAGGGCATACGCAGGCATGACTGGATCGCCGCTGCCCCTCAGCATAAGAGACATCGAGCAATACCTGTCTGTTCGGCCCACACAGCTCGATCGCGATGAGTTTGAAGCTGCGATATTCGCCCTTGATGACGCATGGCGCGATGAGTGGGCTAAAAAGCAGGAGCAGGACATCAAGAAGAAATAAGCCTCGGCAATCGTCGGGGCTTTTTTGTATCCGAATTTCACCGCGCACCGCAGCGCATCCAACCACGTCGAACCCAACCCTTTGGAATGAGCCTTTGAGGAGTCAGTTAGTGCTGGCGAGCCTCGACGGGCTGATCTCCTATGCGGCAAAGGTTCATCTCAAAGTAAGGTACACGCTATGAACTACCCAACAGTCGTTAACGGCATCGATTTCCGCGATCTGATTTTTGTAGCAAACAACGATCCGGTTACCGATTCTTTTATGGTGGCAAAAGCATTTGGCAAGTTATCGAAAAACGTAGTCCGCGATATTGAGAGGACTATTGATGCTTGCCCTCCAGAGTTTGATACAAAGCTCAATTTTGAGCTTTGCTATAAAAACAATGAGTTACAGAATGGTAAGCCGCAGAAGTTCTACCGTCTCCGCAAGGATGGATTAATGCTTCTTGTGATGTCTTATACCAAGAAAGAAGCCATGCGGATCAAGATTGCTTACATCAACGCTTTCAACTGGATGTACGCAATGCTTCAGATTGGTCAGCGCCAGTTTGAGGAGGAGC